ACAGGGTCAAGGATCTCAGTCTGGTTCTTCGGGAAAAATAAGTCAATGGTCAGAGACAACTACAAAACCATTGTCAAAAGAAGAAATTGATAGGATAAGAGGAGAACTAGAAAAAGCAATAGAAGACGCAAAAAATGGAAAAAATTCTAACAAAGGATACAATCCAACAGGAAATGTTGGAGAAGTTTTAAGCCCAGAAATATCTAAAGAATATCAAGAAAAAGCTGGAATAGATCTAAAATTACCTAATGAAAATAAACAAAAAAATGAAAATGATGAATTAATTAACGATATAGTTAATCGTCCAAGTTATTATGGAATTTCACCTCATGGATTTGGTACATCTGATTTTGGGCGCATACAGCGTAAGGAATATAAAGCTATAGTTAACTGGAGACACGAACTTAAAAAATCAGTAAAACAAGTTCTGCATGGCAATAATGTTAAATATAAAACATCTAGAGATAATATCGGAAGTGATGGAATTGTTCCATGGGAAGAGATGTTTACGGGAGAAGAAACAAATAATATAATAGTTGCTATAGATACAAGTGGAACTATTGATGATGATGCTTTTAATGTTTTATTATCTGAATTGTTTGATATTGTAAGTAAATTTAATTTAAAAACATTAAGATTGATATTTTTTGATACAGAAATTAAAAAAGACTTGGAATTTAAAGGTGCAAGAAAAGCAAAAGATTTTTTAAAAACTAAAAATGTTGAAAGATCATCTGGAGGTACAGATTATATAGTACCTTGCAAATATTTGTTAGATAATAGCAATATTAAGTTGAATAAGTATAATGTAATAATATTTTTTACAGATACTGATACAGTAGCTATGAAAGATTTAATTAATTCTGGCTTAAAATTTTCTATATCAGATCAAAATAAATTTATATGGTTGATTGCAAGAGATGATTATAATCTTCAGGTTGTACCCTGGGGCAGAAAAATTAATTTAACAAAAGATCAGATAGACAAAACCGTTGAAGAATATAATTCTAAGCATCATGATATATAGAGGATATTTAAAATTATTTGGAGATTATAAAAAAAGTCCAAAAAATAAATTTGATGTTAAATATAAATTTAAGGATTACACAAATGATTTTAATATGAAATTTAGTGATATTGCGCCGCAAAAAAAAATGAAAATAAACATTATTGAAATTCAATTTTTAAAGAATCAAAATAAATGATCATATTAGCAAATATAAAAATGTAATTAAAAAATAATAAGCAAAAAATTTTAAATATGGAAAATTTAGAAACAGTTGAAAAAATAAAATCTAGTAAATATATAAATTTTAATTTTTCTGGGAATTTTATATCAAATAGTATAAAGATAATATGTAAAAATGCATTTTTTAATAGTGATTTTGATGGTGATTTTATATGTCCAAATTTAATAAAGGTGGACGACTCTGCATTTTATTGTAGTTATTTTATAAATAATAAAAAATTTTTTGCTCCTAAATTAGAATATGTTGGAGATAGAGCATTTCAGCAAAGTAATTTTATTGGAGTTTTTAATTGCCCAGAATTAAAAATTGTAAAAGAAAAAGGATTTAAATTTGCAAAATTCGAAGGAGATTTTGATTGTCCAAAATTAGAACATGTTGGAAAATATGCATTTAGAGATTCAAATTTTACTGGATATTTAAATATACCAAATTTAAAAAAAATTAATAAATTTTCATTTGCAAATAGTAATTTTAAAAAGATAAATATAGGAGATAATGTTGTATTAGGAGAAAATTGTATTGGAATAAATACAAATTCATTCAAACAATATTATAAAAAGAATAACAAAAAATCTGGTATTTATTATTTTGACGAAAATAAATGGAATTATAAAAATTAATAAATATATATATAAAAAATAATATTAAAAATGAAATCTATAAAATTATTTGAAAGTGGCTTTTATAATAAGACAGGCGATAATATTGTTAGGCCATTATCAAATTTAATTAATAGAATTTCAAATATAGGAATAGATTATAATGATCAGTTAATAAAAAATTCTTTATCAATTGGTGTTACAGAAGCCACGTCATCAGTAACAGATCCAGACTTGATTAAATTATTATCGATGGTGGATTTGTCTCAAAAGAAATTTATTCCTTATTATCAGCAACAATATGCCAAACGACGGGAATTTTTGAGATCGTTTGCATTAAATCCCGAGATAGATTGGATGGTAACGACAATTACAGATGAGGCAATTGTTTACGATGAAAATAATTATTTTGCATATTTAAAATTTAATAATATAGATTTAAAGGAAGATGTTATTGAAACCATAAATGATTATTATAAAATGATATATTATCGGTTTGGATTTAATAATGATATAACTGCATGGGAATATTTTAAACAATTATTAATAGATGGAACATTAGCATTCGAAATCATTTATGATGAGGATTTTACGGAGATAATAGGATTTAAAGAAATTGATACTGCATACTTAAAATTAGATATTGAAAAAGATGGCAATTCATATAAAAAAATATGGATACAATATCCAGATGATGATAATTCTAAAAAAAGAATTTTATATGATAATCAAGTTATATATATTTCTCTTGCAAAAGGGAATATGCCTTCTAAAATTTCATATGTTGAAAATTTAGTTAGAAGTTTTAATTTATTACGAATTGTAGAGAATTCTCAGGTGATGTGGCTTTTGATGAATTCAGCATGGAGAATGAAAATGGTTGTGCCAATACGAACAAATTCCCCTCAAAAGGCAAAGGAATCACTTGGAGAGATGATGTCATATTATAAAGAGGATATAACATTAGATCCAACGTCAGGTGAATTATCTGTCAATGGTACATCCTCAATGCAGTATTATAAAAATTATTTATTTCCATCAAAGGATGGAGATGCTGTATCAATAGAATCAATACAAAATCAAGGGCCAGATATAAGTAATTCAGATTTGGTTTCATATCTTAAACAAAAACTTCAGGATAATTCTAAAATACCTCCAACACGTTTTAGTAAAGAAAATAATGGAGGATCTTATGGAGGGGCAACATCTGCAACAATAGATAGAGAAGAAATTCGTTTTTTTAATCTTATTAATAGATATAGATCTATATTTCAAGAAATTATTTTGAAGCCATTGTATATTCAAATAGTACTAAAATATCCAGAGTTGGACAATGATGAAAATTTCAAATCATCAATTGGACTTAGATATAATTCTAATAATATATTTGAAGAATTGAAAACTCAAGAAATATATGAAAAAAGAATACAATTTATTAAAAATATGAGTGAATTAAAAGATGATGAAGGTAAACCATATTTTGACATTGATTTTCTAATTAAAAAATATATGAATTTGGATGAATCAGATATAGAGATGAATAAAAAAATTAAGAACGAAAAGAAAAAAAATAAAGAAGAAAAAAAAGAAAAAAATAAAAATAACGAAGAAAACGAAGAACCTTCAACAGGTGAATATGGATTTTAAAATAAATATTATATATGGACGCTAATAATGATAAAATATTTTATAATAGATATAATATAGGTGATTGTTATAATAGCGATTCTATAGATATAAATTTAGAAAAAATATATGATATTTATGATCAGCATGAGATAAATAATATAATTAAAATTCAAAAATTAATAGAATGTTATTTTACAGAAACAACCTTATATAAAAATTTATGTAAAAAAAATAAAATACAAAAACGATATATTAAGCCATTATTTTTAGAAATTTTAAATAAGATAGATGTATCTAAATATAATACAATTGACATAATAATATCATTTTGCGAATATTTTCAAATTTCATATAAAAATTTATATGATGAACTGCCAATAGAATATAAAAAATATATTGTAAAATATTTTGATAAAATGTATAATATAGTAGACGATATTTTAAATGATGAATTGATATTTTGATAATATAAAAATAAATATGAATAACTTTGATGTTGATGTTATTATTTTAAGTAATGCTAAAAATGAGAATTTGTTTAATATGACTAATAATACTATCAAGTCATTATTTAATTCGATACATAATATTAATTTAAATGTTATAATTGTAGAAAATAATTGTAATTTAAAGAATGAGCCATTTTATGAAGAATTTAATTATGATGTAAAATTATTATTGACAAACGAACAATTTGGATATAATAAATTTTTACAAATTGGATATGAGAATATTAAAAGTGATGCCAAACATGTGATGATTTTAAATAATGATGTTATATGCTATGATAATTTTTTGAATGTTTTATTAAGTAAATTGAAAACTTATGATAGCGTATCTCCTATTGATCCATACTTATTAAATAATATAGCATATCCTAATATAGATCTTAGTAATGACATTTTGGGATATAAAACAGGAGTTACATTATGCGGATGGTGTATAGTTTTTAATAAATATATATTAGATAAAATTCCATTTGATCAGCTATTTCCCGATAGATATCGTTTTTGGTATTCAGATGATTATTATGGATATATGCTTCAAAAACATAAATTTATACATGCATTAATAACATCAAGTTATTTACATCATCTTACAAGTAAAACATTAGAAACCGTTAATTCATCTGATTATTATGATTTTACTATGGGACAATATGAGATATATAAAAAAGATTTAAATTTTAAATAATATATCTATTATAAAATTTAAAATTTATATATATATTTAAAAAATATATGTCTTCATATAATTCGATGTCTAATTTTTTTGAGCATACATTAAATGTTCAAAACAATTCGTTAACAATATTATCAGCTCTTACAGATGTTATAACAAGTAATTCAGAATCTATAATATTAAATTTAGTATCTAATGATAATGTAGAATATAATTATAGCTTGCCTACATTAAAATATTTAAAAAATGAAATAACAAGATTAGAAAATAATTTAAATATAATTATAGGGTCTGGCACAGGGAACTCCATTATTGAAACATCTGATGGAGTATATAAAAAATTAGTAGAAAGTAATTTATTTAAAGAGCCAAGAGAAATTGATACATTAAAAACTCCAACAACATTTAATATTAAAAGCAATTGGTTTTTCGAAAGTTTTTTAACTCCACTGTTATATGTTTCATTTGATTTGTCGGACTATGTAGATTATGATGTAAAAGAAATATTTTATAAAAGAATAATAATAAATGCGGATTCAGATGAAACAAAGACATATTATGACAATACATATAAAAATAGAAATGATATAGATTATAATTTATTTATAGAAGATTTGAAATCTAGAAATATTTCATATTTTTCAGATGAAGGAATTGCCAAATTTCCAATTTTTATATCAAGATATTCGGGATATTTTGATGTTATATCATATAAGGATATTATACGAGAAACAATTATAGCAGGGTCACCAGCACAAGAAACCGTAAGAAAATATTTTTTGAATACATTATACTACACAGATAATTTACAAACATATAATAACACAGAAATATTACAGCCGGGAGATAAATTAGAATTTGGCCAAATTACAACGTATGAAATAGAAGAAGTTAACACATCAGAAAACTCTATTATAGTTAAAATGCTTTCAGGCAATGAATCAATATCTGCTGGAACAAAAAAATTAAAAATATTAACAGAGGCGTTTTCTGCTAAGACTATACAAATAAATGTAGGATATGATGAGAGAGAGGTAATATTTTTGAAACCTATAGATTCTAATACTAATTTAACAACAATAAATTTTTCGAAGGGAGTTGGATTTTATACAAATGAATTACTAAATAACGACAATGTAAATCTAAAAACATATTACAACGAAAAGGTTATTGACTTTGGTAAACTACTTATAATGATGGCAAAGGATAATATTATACCAGCAATATATGGAATAAAACCAGATCCACCAGATCTCACAAAATCTTCATTTAAAGTTGTAATAATAAATAATCATAAGCAAAATACATCTAGAGTTGAAGATATAAAAAGCAAACTGTCTCAAAAAAATTCATTATATTCCGAGCTAAATCAATTGCAAAATTCAATACAATTAATACGTAATAAATTATATTCATCTCAATTTGAAAACGAACAAGAAAAAAAATCATTGTCAGATCAATTAAATCTACTAATAAAAAATGAAGCCGCTACAAAAAAATTATATATTTCTTTATTATCTGAATTAAATACAATATTACAAGCACCTCCCGCAGAAATATCAAAGCCCAAGTTTAGGGTTCGAGGATTTTTTCCAATACCGGCTCCAAAAATATCAGAAAGCAATATACCGCAGCAAATTGTTCAATTTATTATATCATATAGATATTTGTCAAAGGATGGAACATCTAACAATACAGAGCAATATAATTTTTTAGATGAGAATGGAAATGTATTACAAGGATATTATTCTAATTGGAATGAATATCTAACAGTGCCATTGCGAAAGGTATATGATGAAAGTATTGGAAAATATGTATGGAAAAATGAAAACATAGAAAATGGAGATGTTATAAATATAAATCAAATAGATATACCAATATCAGCTGGTGAAAGCGTTGAAATTAGAGTAAAATCAATATCTGAAGCCGGATATCCAACAAATCCAGTTATATCAGATTGGTCAAAATCTGTCGTGATAACATTTCCAGAAGAATATGAATATATGACAGATCTTATTACAGAATTAAAATCTGTATATACAGAATATATTAGATCGTCTATTTTACAAGATTTAGAAAATATGGGATTAAATTCACACTTATCTAATTCTTTTAATATAAATGATAAATATTTTGTGCATTCTTCTGATAGCATATCATCAGGATTTTTTGATAATGCAGGTAATATAATAAATTTATATGAAAAAATAAAAGCAATAGATACAAGTATAAAGCAAATACAGGATACAATATCTCAAGCTCCTGGAAAACTATTGGTGTATATATTAGGCCCAAATGGAGAAAAATATAATGTTTCTAATAATTCATGTGTTGATATTTTTGCAGGATATTATTATGATATTGTTTCGGGATATCCTCCAAATGAAAGAAAAGGAGCAATAATAACAAATAAATATAAATTGATAATAGAAAATGACGGATTACTTCCATTAAATTTGGTTTCTAGATTCCCAGGCGGAATAGATGAAGATTTAATGGATAGTGATATTTTATCATTGCAGGATGAAGATTATGCAAAGAAAAGAAAATATGATAAGGTTCCATTAATGCTATCATCTGTCAATGCTAATAAAATAGCTAATGATAAATATTTTCAACAAATGCCATTTCAGTCAGCTCAAAGAAAATCTCAATATATTTATTTGCGAAAAAATGATATTGGACTAATAAACGAATTATATAAATATGATAATAATTCATACAATGTTTCTAATAATAGTTTATATCCAGAAATATTATCATATGGTCAATCATATCCATTTATATGGAATTTTAATATAGGAGGACAAAATTCTGGTGGAGGATATTTAAGTGATTTTTGCGTGCATGTGTTACATCCAGATATTCAAGGAGTTACTGATTCATATGATAATATCAATTTTCCACCTGTTTCTTCAATTGGCCCGGCAACGTATCCATTGTTTACACACTCAAAGTTATTTAACATAGAATCATTTCAACCAGATGGAGAAAAACAAGTTGGATATTGTAGAGCAAATTTGCAATCATCAGAAGTAAAAGATCATTATCCATTAAAAATGGGATTTTATGAAAATGATAGATACCTAATAGGAAAAAACACGTGCGGAAACTATCTATACATAGCTCCATCTACATATGATGATATTATTGTGGATGGTACAGATTATTTAGCAAAAAGAACATTAGAAAGTGGAAGCTCTCATAGAATAGAAATTCCAATTATCTATCAATTTAGGATGACAGACTTTTTCGGAGATGGATATGATGGAATTGGACATATAGCTGGTATTTCTAATATGCAAGTTGTTAAAAATGTATCATATGCTAAAAAAATAGGCATTGATTTATATGTAAAAGATACAAGCGTATTTTCATTTGATATTAGAATATCATCAAAATATAAATCATCTACACCAGTAAAAATAACAACTCCAGGCATTTCATCTTCTTATAATACTCATTAAAAATAAATAAAATAATAAAAGAATGAATTCTATATATTTAAGTACTGATAGTATAATTACAAATTCTACTGTATATTTGTGTACACCAAATGGATATTCTAAATCAATAACAATATATAATAGTAATAGTTATAATGTACATTTAAAATTAGCTTTAAATATAGATTATGGAGATTATAATAATTTAAAAATTTTAAATTCTATATTAAATTATGATAATAATACCGGATTATATTATTGGCTATATGAATGTGATATATTATCACAGGGAATGGTAACTATTTTTATTATATCTGATAATGTTTCTATGGAAACATCTGGATATTTAGTAACTATTCCCAATGAACTTATAAATAATCAATTAGAAGAAATAGTAATTAAAAATAAAAATGATGTTGATATAATATCAAGTACAATAGGATTAAAATTAAAAGTTAGCAATGATAATAAATACAATTATTTTCATAATATTTATTATTTGATGTCTAAAAATGGAAATGGAGATTATAATATACAATTAAACAATGAAATTTCTGATGATGATTCATTTGGTATTATTAGAACAAATCCAAAAATTACAGGAAATGTAAAGTTAACTGTTGATTCATCAGGTGGATTGTGGATGAATAGCATAGATTCTGATATATATTTATCAGATAAAATGTTCAAGAATGTACAAATATCTCATCTTTCTTCATATGCAATAGATCTAAAGCATTTTTTTCAAAATGGTAATACACCAAATGATATAGTATTTAAATTAGATAAATCTGATGATGATTATAAATATGTAAAAAAAAATTTATCACAGCAATATGAAAGATTGTATACATATGGATGTGAATATTCAAAAAATAATATAACAGGTGAAGACTTATCAATATTTGCCCCGTTATTTTTAAAAAAGAAAATTCCCGAATATTTTGTTATATTTAAAACAGAAGGCGCATTAAATGAAATAACATATACAGACTATTGTGATAATAATTCAATTATAGATGATATATTGAAAAAATCATATATTGTTGAGATATTTGATTTGAGCGAAAAATCTAAAATAGGAATATATTTAAGAAATATAATTTCTAGAAAATATTTTGATGAAAATGGTGTGAATGTTTCATTTAAAAAAAATGGATATACAAGCTATAATGGTATTTCATATAAGGACGGATGTTATGTTTCAAAGAAAGAGTATCTTTATGATTTTTTTACAAATAGCCATTCTATAACAGAATTTGATGAATTTATAACGCAAGGATTTGAAAGAAATGGTATTATATTAGATAATATTATAAATCTAGAATTTTTATTTACCGATAAAACATCAAAAAATTATGAGCTGAATAGATACTTTGGATTATATGTAAATACCATAGATTTATTTAAAATGAAAACGGATTTGATTGCATTAAATAAAATGTCACAAGATATAAATCAATATCCTATTCCATCTAATAAAATAATTGAAAAAAATAATATATTTAAAAAATATATCATAAATAATGAAAATGGTATTAAACTTTATTTTGATACATCAACATTAAATGAAAAATATTCTATATTAGATTTTACATCTCAAATATCATCAATAGCACCAATTGATCAATTAAATTATTTATATGAAATAAAGCTATTAGGATGCTGGCAGGATAAAATAAATATAGACGATGTATGCATTTTATATGATGGAGAAGATCTTTCAATGGGGGACGAATGCGTTATAAAAAACATATCATATGATAAGATATATACTATAATTAATTGCAAATTTAATGAGGATCCTAATATTTCAAATAAAATTTTTTATTTTTATTCTGATGAGAAATATGAAAATTATAAGATAAAATTTTTTAATAATAACTATATAGGTGATGATTATAGAAGGCATTTTTGTTTAAAAGATAAATATGGCAATTTATTTACAATTAAGAATTCGTGTATAAAAGAAGTAAATATAACAAATTTTGAGAAAAGAAAAACAATAGAATTATCATTTAAGGATAAGAGTTTTGATTTGAGCTCTATATCTGGCGTTGGTAAATTAAAATATCAAATACGATCTAAACTAATCTCAAAATCATACTCTTCATTAGGAATTAAAATATTAAAAAATTTTAAAAATGGTGATTATATAGAAATTTCTGATGGTATCAGCTCTTCGGATATTCCGCATAGATGGAGATTGATTGCTAATGAATCTTATTTAACATCAGATAATTCTATTTTTTTATCATATGGAATAGGAAATGATTTAGATGGACTATATTATTATACATATTTTTATCCCTCAGATATTTCATTATCAGAATTAGCAAAAAATATTTCAGATGGATTTAAATTATTTGAATTTAAAACCTTTTATATATTTAATAAAAATGAAAATATTTATTTTATTTCAAATGTAAAAGGCATAGATTCCGAATCATATTATTTAAAATATGAAATTTATGATGCCGATACAATATCTGTTATGAATCAAAGCGTTGAAAGAATAGGAAAAATAAATTTTATAGGTGCCTCTGATTATAATAATAATAAATCTATTATATCAATATCTGATTTAGGTAAGATATCTGATGATGATTTTGCTATGACAAACGATGGTTTTTCAAAGATAAAAAAATATAAAATATCTAATTCAAATATAATATATTCATTGTATATAGATGAGATAGAATTTTTAGAAAATGAAATAAGTGATATAAAAAATATAGATGAATATTATACATTAACATTAGAAGATAAAAAATCACAATTTTATATATCTAATGACGATAGAATATCTATATATGAAAGCTTTTATCCAAAGATTTCATTATTATCTTTTTCGGGATTGAAGGATTTTGATACAGACATATTTTTATCAGATTATAATAAATCATATAATAATGAATTAATAAAATATTATAGCAATAAATATGGCGTTGCAAATGTAATAGAAATTGATGATTTAAATAATACTATTACAATAGATTTAAACAATATAGATTTATTACAGGGAGAAACAATATCATTTGCTATATTAGATGATGATATGCCTATATATCATAAAGAATGGATGATAGAAAAAACCATAAATAATAATGTATTTTATTGTCATGGATTCTTGCCATCTGAATTAATGAATAAAAATATAATATTACTTCCAGAAGAAAGTGTTTTATATTATAATGATTCAAGTTTATTTAATTTTAATGGATTTTTTGATTTAACAAATTTTGTAACAGAAGATATAGAAAACGAGTATGAAAATCTAAAAAAAGAATGGAACCTTGAAAGATTTAATTTATCAAAAATAAAAAGCGAGTATGATTTATTATTAGAACAATATCAATCTTCATTATGTTTAAAATCAAAGGTTGAACCATATATTTTAAAATGGGTAAAAAATGGAAGCAATATAAGAGATGTAGATTATAGACTAAATAATAGTATATCATTTGGAGCAATGAATTTTTCTCCAAGTGAACTTTTTAATGATGATGATCCAAATTATCATACGCACGAATGGTATTACATAGATAAAGTTCCACAATGTATTGTTGATAAAACATCTATTGATAATTATTGTATTGGAGAACTTTTAGATATTATAGATTTTACATCCACAGATATAGATTTTTTCACATTATATTTTTCATCGGGATATCCAACAGAATATTATAATAATAATAAATTAGAACTATTTTCAAAAAAGAAATATTCAACATTTAGATACGATTCGAGTATAGATAAAGTATATACATTTTTTAGGGGAAGATATTTGACTATTGATAATTATAAATATAATAATTATAAATTTTCTGTTGTCTTAAGTACATCTCCTGCTAATATAGATACTAATGATCCTCCTGTATCATATGAGACAATTGTTAATGAAAAATGGAAATTTATTTTAATCAAAATAAAACTGTCTATATCATCATATAAATATGAAAATGGAAATATTTCATATTTGGATTTATATACATTCAATAATATTTCGCAAAAGTCTGTAATAAATTTTGGATATGGTAGTACATTTTTAGAATCTCCAATGGATATAAAAATATCACAGCCACTGAATTTAGAACATTATAGTCATTTTTTTAATAATATAAATACATTTGGATTATTTAGCAATAATATTTCAAATTTAGAATTTGAAATTAATCAAAATGAGGATGGAATGTATAATAGACTAACTGCTATAGCAGATTTATCACATATAACATTACCTACTGTAGAGTACGTCGAGAAAACAAATCAGATTGTAAAATTTGAAAATAATCTTTCATATATAAAACCTGAATATTTAAACGCATCATTACCATTTTATTTACCAAATTTTGACTTTTGGGGCAATAGCATTATGTTTTATGAAAATGGAGGATATGGATATGGAAATTATTTGAAATATAAACTTTCATTTGCATATTTGATAGATATTATATCTAATGATAATAATGAAATGAAATATATAATATCTAAATCTAATGGAGATATAACAAATACAAAAGATTTTAATATTAGGTGTATTCATCCTGATGAATTAACAAAATTAAATGAATTAGTACCGCAAAATATTTTGAATAAACCATCGCAATATTATGAATATGATATTATAGGATATGAAATGAAAAATATATCTAATAAAAATATCATATACAGATATGGCGGAAATTATATTCCCAAATTTAAAGATGTATTGATATTTGATTTGAGAGAAGATGATGATTTTACTATATTAACAAAAAGGGATTATCTTATGCTAAATACTCATTTAAATATTTCAAATGATAATTCTATATTATTAAAAAATCAATTTTATAATAAGGTATCTAATGAAGATGATTTGATATCATCTGTAACATTTGGACTAGATCCTATATATCCATTAATAGATGAAATTGCAATAGATAAAAAAAATATAAATATTTGGAATTCATCTTTTGATAATAATTATTATAATTTGTATTATACAAAATCTAAATATAATAATAAAAATGGATTTAATAATTTAAAGGAAATAAAATCATTTATGGGAAGTAAAGGAATGAATATAGAAAATGAAATAAATTTATCAGAATTTATAGTAAGAAAATATAATAATATAAATGAATATGATGCATTAAATGATGAGATTGCATATGCTTTTGATAATGATAAAATTATAATTATTATAAATTTTAAAAATAGACTAATTAGAAACCTTATGGGAGATGGACATGATGATAAGGTAAAAAAGGTATTTAAGAATTTTGCCGACAAGGGCATAATAAGTATAAATGATATTGATAATATGACAAAATCATATATCATTGAAAATATAATAGACTTGTATAAACTAGATAAAATAGAACTTTATACAAAAAATATACAAAATAATAGTGAAATTTTTGATATTGAAAATGGAAAAACATTGTCCGAACAAAATATTCATAATAAAAAATATGTGCTGAAAAAAGATTTTCAAAAAGATTATATAGATAATATGAGTGTTAAAATAGAATTAAATATGCTAGAATATAACAATATACAAATTGCAATAAATTCTATTGT